CAATTCATGAGAGCCGCAATCTTGCCAGGCGATGAACACGCGCTCGCAATAGTTGTCACAGAGGGCAAAACACACCCTGCGGGAACATTGGGAAAATCGTCGCAGACGTAGTAGCGCTTCTTGTTCAGTTGGAGCCGGTTGGGTTCGTAGCGGGGAAACGCTGGCATTTGAAGAGAGGCAAGGCATAGATCGTAACAAGCCACTTTCAGTCATGATTCCTGATGTGAGAATCAATGTCGTATTGCGTGTCCTCTATTGCGCGCCGAAGTTCAATGATGTCACTCTGAAACTCCCCTAAAACATTAAACAGCCTTTCAATGCTCAAGCCGTTTTCTTTCATCAAGCATTTCGCCATTATTCGCCCATCGGGAGAAAGCGCGTCAGACGCAAGGACTATTTCTTTGTTAGGTTTCATTTTTCGTTCATGTCCCAGAAATAGTCGCAGCCTTCTTCATCGCATGGAGGCGCAGCGAAATAGCTCTGCCAGCGACTTGCAGGCGCCATGTAGCGCCAACAATTTTCTTTAATAGGGCATTCGCCCCCCAAGCACATCGCAATGTCAGGCATGAGAATAGTTCGAGCAGTTTGACGGAGGAATTGCTTATCAACCAAAGGATGATTAGCAACGGTCTCAAGAACAGCAGCAATGCGACGATCACTGCTAAGCGTGTCTTCAGGAAAGCTCCAGAACGCTTCATGACAAGCATCAATCAGAGAGCGACGATTCTGCACGCTTCTCTTCCATTGTTTCGTATTCTTCAACCATGGTTGCCATTGCAGCCATTATCGAAACCTCGAAGAAACCACAGGCCAAAACAAATTGCTTGAAATGCTCAGTAATTTCAGGGCAGTAGATGTTGTGGAACGAATAGGAAACCTTTGTTTCTCCTTCTTCGTAAAGAAAAGTGAAGCGGCTCATGGGAGAATCAGCGAAAGGATAGCCAGAATTGATAGGGCAATGATCAGGCATGTGAAGGTAACGAGAAGGAACAGGCCAAGAGGATCATTCGCCAAATAGGGCGGGAGGAAGCTCAGTAATGGGAATGGCATCATCATCAATGCAAACTGCTCCAGCAAAGGCCCGCGCTAAGCGGGCCGCTGCCAGGTCTATTGCTTTTTTGCTACGAAAGCTTTCATGCCTTCAATAATGGCGGCAGTATCTTCAAGGCCGCGCACGACATTGATTTCTTCAGTCATTTCAGCTTTGCTGATGACAATCTGCTCCTGCTTGGCCCATAGCGTCATCATTGCTGCGACGACGTTTCCGAAGGCTTGCCAGCTTTTGACTTCCGTGGCGCGAGCAAGTCCAATGCTTTCAAGAGCAGCTTTGCCTGCAGCCATAGAAGCTTTCTCGTCGGCATAGTTCAACGGATTGGCTTTGCAAACTGCTGTGAGAGCTGCTTTTGCGTCGAAGGGCTCGGCGGACCCTGTATCGGCGGCGGCAGTAGCCCCTTCCGCTCCAGCATCAGAAGTGCCACCAGAAGCTGCCGTCGCATCCTTCTTGGCCGCACGAGCAGGCTTTGGGACATCTTGCTGCAGCGCCGGCTTCGGCGCTTCTTCTTTGGGGATGTCCTCTCCGGCATAGAGCCGAAGACCAAGCCCCGTGAACGTAGCGATGGCCTTAACGCTCGCACGTTGGATGTTGTCGCTAATGGCACGACCATCAAGCTGCTGAATGGAATTGTGCTTCCTGTCCATCACAGGGAACACGAGAGCAGGCGTGCGACGCACGCCGTCTGTGAGGTAGGGACGAAGGATGAAAGCGCCAGGCTCGCCAAATACGGGCCAGCCAATAGTCTTCTCTTCAAAAGCTACGAAGAGCGTCGGGAAATGCTCCTTCAGGTAGCGGAAAGCAAAAGGCCACGACAGGTAGGAAAGGCCTTTGTAGTCCTTTTCAATGTGAGGCCCGATGTCCGGCGTATCGTAAGCAGCGCGAAATGCTTCGGCGCTAATTTCGAGCGGAGTGAACATGCCAAGAGAGCGTTCAATCATTGCTTGTTTTGCGGGATCTTCCATGCTGGAAAAGTCGGACGGGGAATAAGTGAGAATGGCGTGGTTCATTCTTCTGGGAAGGCAAAATGCCAATCAAGAAGATATTCTTCGCTTTCCTTATCAAAGGAAAGCCGTAAGTCAAGCACGAGCACTCCAGTGTCAGAAAGAAAGCAATCAAGACAATGAATCACATCATGATCCATTTCTTTCATCCGAGCAGAAAGCTCAGACGTTGTGAGATTGGGAAAGTCTGTCATGACAAAGAAGCCACGGTCTTGTAGCCGAAAGGCTGATATTCGCCATACATGATGACAAACATCTTGGAAGGCATTTCGCTTTTGACAATCAAGCTATCACCAGGAAGGGGCCAATCATTGATTGCTCTCACGTCAGTGGGCTCTTCCAGGAGGTCAGCGCTGTAATTGTCTGTAAGTACGCCTTCTTCCCAGAGGAGCTTCACTTCAGTATCAGCATGCTCCAGAAGAAACTCTTCACAGGCAAATTTAAGCTGAGAAACTTTCATGATCAATTTCCGCAAAAAATAACACCAAAGAAGCTTCGGCAAGATTTTTTATCTTGCTTTTGATCTTCTTCGTCCATGGAAAAGCCTGGCAGCGGATTTTCCCCTCCATTCAAAACGCGAAACTTAATGGCATTCATGTCATCTTCTTTCTCAACGTCAAAGGCATAGTCTTTGTCGTAAGAGCCAATTTCAATGTCGCCATATGTATCAATTGCCTTTTGCAATTGCTTAATCAGCATTGAAGCCTTCATAATCCTCGATTTCAGAAACAATGGAGTGGTCTTCTACTAAAGAGAAGGCGCCATCAGACAGCACTGCATTGCCTTCCCATGGAGAAGTGGTGCGAATGAGGCGTTCAACAGTCTCGCTGAGGCTTAGCCGTGCTTCATGCGCAATGTTTTTGAGATGGCCGTAGGCGGTGTCAGTGATGGTGAAATGGCGGCTTTTCTTGGGCTCGCCGTGGTCAACGGTCATAAAACAGAGGGCCGAGGAGGTAACCAATGCTGAAACCGATGATGGCGGCCAGCAGGAGTTCCATGGTTTTGCCTTGCGAGGAACATGGCCAATATAGCCGGTATGGCCAGCCCGTCAAGGTTTAAAGCCAAAGCTTGTATGAAGAATTGTTAATGCCTTGCAGCAGCAGGATTCTGGTGCTAGAACACCCCCATCTCACCATCGCCCATGGCTTTTTCCATCCTCGAACACCTCGCCAAGCTGGAGCCGAGCGACCATGCAGGCAAGTACATCTGCCCTGCATGCGGTGGCAACGATCTGTCCGTGAACGAAGGGAACGGAGCATACAACTGCTTCAATGATGACAGTCCGAAGCATCGTGCAGAAATTCGTAACATTCTTGCGCCGCTAGAACGTTGGGAACGCCCCATGCGTGAAGCACGGCGCTATTCGTTCCCCTATCAAAACCGCAATCGCGAAGACGTGATTATTGTCACGCGAGACGATAGTTCTGGAAAGAAAAGCATTTCTCAGGACTATCCCACTGCAAACAATGCCAATGGGAAGCGCTCTGAAATTGTTAAGCAGTTACGAAAGAACATTCTTCCCTATCGCTATTACGACGCCATTGAAGCATCAGCAGCTTCAGGCTTGCCCATCTTCATTGTTGAAGGCGAACTCACTGCCGATAGGCTTTGGGAAATCGGCCTGCCCTCTAGCACATTTCTTGGTGGCAGCGGACAATATCGCGCCAATGGCGATTATTCGCAACTGTTTCGCGGGCAGAAGGTAGTCCTCTGTCCTGATCGTGACGAGCCTGGCGTGGCTCTCATGAAGGAAGTAGCTGCAGACAATCCCAATGCGCAATGGTGCTATGCCGAACCGAGCAGCTTTGAATGGGACAATCTGCCTCAGAAAGGAGGCTACGACTTAGCCGATTGGCTTGATGATGGCGCTGATCAAGATGCCATTCTTTCCTCCATCGTTTCAAAGGATAGGCACGAAGGTAAAGACGGGCTTCCTTCTTACGAGGAGATCATTGGCACATTTGAGCGCATGGTTGGTCTCTACAACAACGATGCTCGCATTGCCTATGAAGCTCGCCAGTGGATGGACGCTCATGGCGTCAAGCTGAATTCACAGGAGATTGATAAGCTGCTTTCTGAAGCACGCGGTCGCGTGCATGGCAAAGAGGAAATGGAAATCCTCGATGCAAAAGCCATTGCACAGTCTGAAGATTCAAGGAAGTGGACCATCGCCGGCATTCTTCCTGAAAGCAGCGTAATGCTGCTTGCTGCAGCCCCTGGTAGCGGCAAAAGCACGATCGTCTACAACTGGGCTTTGCACGTTGCCACTGGCAAAGACTGGAGCAATCGTCGTTGCAAGAAAGGGAAAGTGCTCATCATTCAATGCGACGAGCCCGTTGTTGATGCTGCAGAAAAGCTGCAAATTATTGGCTACGACGATGATGCTCTGAGCAATGGTCAGATTGATTTCATTGATCGCTGGCGCTTTAGCAACATTCCCCAGCTCCTTTCTTACGTACAGCGTCACCAGCCTCAGCTCATCATGATCGACAGTCTCACTTCATGCCTAGCCGGCATGGATGTAGATCTCATTCGTTCTGATGCTGGTAATTGCATCTACGAACTGCGAGACATTGCCAATCAATATGGCTGCTCCATTGTCATCCTTCACCACTTGAACAAAAGTGGCGGCATTCGTGATAGCTCCAGCTTCGAAGCCAACGTTAGTGAAGTGGTGAAACTGTATCGCACTGACAATAATCCTGATTCAACGCAGTTTATGTTTGAATGGACCAAGAGCCGTAGTGGCTTAGCTGGTAAGCATTTCATGCAGCGTGATCCTGCCACTTATGGCTGGTATTACAAAGGGCCTGCAGTGGGTGGCAATGAGAGCATGGACAATCTTATCAATATGCTCAATTCTCGCAAGCACGAGCGTTTTGACAGAAAGAGCGCCGCTCATGCTGCTGGAGCATGGGACGATGTGAGCATCGGGCGTTTGCTGGAAGTGGCGCGTCGTCAAGGCTTGATTGATACCAGCTTCATTGTTGGCCCCAATGGCGAGCGCACCAGGATGTATCAAAGCTGGGCCTATGAAGCTCCTGACATTGATTTTCAGGCGGCGCCAACTTTCACGGAAGTTGAAAATCAGGCAAATGAAAATATTCCCGAGCAGGAAAAGACTCCTCTAGACGAGCCTATTTTCGACCGTTCCAATGGAAATCTTCCCGAAGGGGAAGATGATGATGAGTGGTTCTAACTGTCTCGCAATAGGAGGGAGGCTTTAGCGCGGCCTCCCTGCTGCCTACCGTAGCGAGCAGCTTTCTTCAGTATAAGCTAATAAGAAAGGGGCCTAATGGCCCCTTTGTTTTATTTGCGTTTGCCTTGGTCCTGTCCGTCTAGCTTGCGCTGAAATTCTTTGGCCTCCTGCTCCTTGCCATAGAGCCAAGCTCTAGTACTTTGCCCTGGCTTGGGACCATTACGAGGAAGCTTGATGACTTTGAAGCCGCTGGGAACTGAGTTGGTCATGATTGCTTGCGAAGCCTGCAAATCCTACCAGAATCCCGTTCTCCTATCAAAATGGACAGTTTCAAAATTGGCACTCTTGTAAAAATTTGGCGGGGGTGTGTACACTGGTTCCGGAAAGTCCCGCGAGTATCCAAGAGATCTCAGACGAGCTTTCCAAGGGGCTACAAGCCTACGCTGCGTGGCTAGCAAGGGCAAGCGGAGCCCCCTAGGGCGAAGCGCCTCAGTGACCAGGCCAAGATTCCCTAAAAAGAACAGGCCAGACGAGGCCTCAAGCCTCCGCGATGCCGCTCAAGCCAGAGTGGAGCCCCCAAGGGCGGAACGTTCTAGCCAGAAGGCAAAGGAAACCTTCAAACAGCAAGAACGTCACTAACATTGCAAAGGAATCTTCCTAAGCAATGCTTCTTCCGCCCAAGCAAGTAGAAAAGCTCCCTCTGCTAGAACACAATGGAGCAGAAATCCTGCCCATTATTCATCACGGTTTTTCAAAGCCTGCGAAAGGGCCGCAACCAGCGGCCCGTACTCTCTATGGAGCCCGTGATAATAATGGCGAACGCCATTGGCGAGGAAGCCTGCATGAAATCCAGCAATTGATTGATAGTGGGTTCGCAGTGCAGGAGCAGACCAATGCGTGAATTCTGCACCAATCCAAAGGATTGCATGGCGCTCGCTTACGAGCGCGAAGCCGAGCATGAAATGGACGCTCGCGGTCTTGATGCTGCCTATGCAGAAATTGTAGATAGCTTCCATAAAGAAATGGAAGAATTCATTCGCAAGTATTGCCCGAAAAAGCTGAACGAATTTGATGATTTGTTAGAAAAAGCTTTTTGGCAGTATCATTGAATCATGATTGAATCAGGCGACGATCTTCAGCGTCTTATTGACGATGCCATTCGTCGCCATGAAATCAGAGTGGCAATAACGAGCGGCGCTTTAGGCGCCGCTCTTCTGCTAGGAACGTTTCACGCAATTGCATTGCTTCGTCATGAATTACACTCCCTCGCCATTGTCGCAAGCTGAATGGGAAGAGCTTTGCATGTTGAAACGAGCCATTGATGATGCTCCGGCCACTGTCGTGGCCTCGCGCATGGAGCGCTTCACAGAATTATTTGTTCGTACTCTCCATGGAAAGGGAGATACAATGCGAGAAGCAAAATAATAAAGAATGCCTCGTCCTGAGATTGAATTTACTACGCCTGAAGAAGAAGAGGCTTATGCGCGCAAAGCTTTAGTTAAAGCAGGCATCAGCGAAACTCAATACGAGGCTATTCGCGAATTCCGAACAGATCAAAAAGCTGGCCACATCTATAGCAAAGAGATGACTGGCCTTAGGCGGTGGATGGTGCAAGAGCTTCTCGCGGCAAAAATGAGCAATCGTCAGATTGCGAACGTGTTGCAACTAAGCAAAGAAACAGTTAGTGCTGACCGTCATTTTAATAGAGATCTGTATACGCAAGAAATTTTGAAGAATCAAGATACGCACAGAGCGCGTCTCTTGAAAGAACAAATGGAGCTAAAAGATTTAGCACTTCGTAGCTTTGAAAATAGTAAGCGCAAAAAAGTTGTCACAATCATGGACGGTGGTGACAATGGTGGGAAAGAAATGGTGAAGATTGAGGAAAGCGCTGGCGACGCATCGTTCCTTAACGTGGCCAAAAACTCCCTGGTGGAACAAGCGAAACTGCTTGGTCTCAATGAAATCAAGCAAGTGGAAAGCCAAGACACCTCCTACAGAAAGTTTCTGAAAGATTTGTCTTCCACCATTGAAAAGGAAAAGGAAGCCAAAGCCACGGAAGAACGCAGGGGCAATTCTCTGCTTGCGTCCGCTGAGACCATTAGTTTCGACGCGGAGCCAGAAAACGAGCCACTTCCTGACGCCATGCCTTTACAAACAATTAACGAAGATGACTATTGACAATGGTCCCTTGCGGGACCATTATGAGCCAATCTTCCCTTCCTTCCATTGGACGCTTTTGATTCCGTTGACCAGTTCCTTCGCCAGGCAGTAGCTGCCAAGGACGGCAAGCGGCATGCCATTGGTGCTTCGCTTTCGCCTCACCTGCAGGATCATGGCACCGTAGGAGTTCCGCCAAAACTGGCCGGTACCATTGAAGCTATGCTGCAAAAGCATGGCGATGAGGCCTACAGGCAAATTGCGCTGTTCTGCCTTGGTAAGTGGTTCGAGACTCACATTGGCATGTTCGAGGAGCTAATTGGTGAAGAGCCAAGCATGGCCTGTAGCTGCCTGATGGACGCCACTCGCATTGCTGATGCTCTCCATCTCCTGTCAGAAATCAATAGCATTGGAGGCGACGGCGGATGGCGCATCATGCTTGAAGAAACGCTCAGTCAGCACATTCTTGAAGAGCTTGAGGAGGAACGTTGGTAATGGCATCTTCTTGTCGCACTTTTCTCATCACCACTTACGAAGGGAGGAAAATCGCCCTCGGGGCGATTTCCGCAAAACAAGCTGAACACTTTATGCTTGCAATGCGTCCTGACGTAAAGATTGCAATGATCGAGGAGATCCCTCCACTTCCAGAAGATCCCAAATTATGACCCCCGCTGAAGAAGCCGCAGTGTTTGCAGTGATTAAGCAGATCACTGAAGAATCAATGAATCAGGGGATCATGGCTACAGTTGAGATGATTCGCACTGGCGTGCAGCAGTTTCCTGATCTGACCACTCTTCAACTTGCTGATGCAATTGAAGCCACTGTCACCAAGGACGCTCCTTGCCAGTAATGAATTTTTCTTTCCATTGCACTGACAAAACCGGCCATCTCCGCATGGGAAAGTTTTGTTTCCAATGGCGCAATAGCTTTATCCTTGGCACAATGTACGACGGTTTTGGCGAAAGCCAATTGACCATCGGCAATCGCTCCTTCCATTTCGGACAATTTCGTTTCGCTTAATTATGGACTTTCAGCTCTCCCTTGTTGAAGAGCATTCCCTTCCTCGCATGGTTCACATTTGCATTCCTCCGCAATTACAAGAGGAAGCACGAGCCTTGGCCATGGAAAATCCTCCCATTCATCCTGCATGGCGAAAGGCTCAAGCCAGAGGAAAGCATTTCGTGATTGCCACTAACGAGCTTGATGACATCACAGAGCTTGCAGACTTTGCTCGCACCAACATTGAAGAGCCTGAAGGGCCAATGAGCAAGCCAAAGCGCCAGGCCTATCAAATTCTGCTGGACAGGGCATTCAGACATGCTGAGCTGGAGCCCATGGGCTCCTGCCATGCTGTTGCCACTAAGTGGCGAGACAAGCCTTTGCCGATCACCAAAAACCTGAGCATCGCCACTCAGGCCTTGCGCAAGCCATCGCAAGCTTTGTGAACAAATGTTACGACATCAGAACGGCCCCCTTGATGGGGGCCTTTTTGCTGGCACACTATGCACATGCGACGGCGAACGTCGCTAGTCCTCCGCTTCACCATCGTGACCACCACGTTCAGTCACACGCTTCCTAATCAGCCCATCTGCGCCTTTAAGGATGGAGAATTGGCAATGTTTTTTGGCCAGCCAATGGTGACGCGCAGCTTCTCCATGGCAGATCTGCAAGAATACATCTGCACCATTGAAAAGGCCATTGATGAAGAGCCTAATTTTGTGCAACAGATGGCTCTTGAGCGCATTCGCCTTGCCTTTGTTGTGAGCTTGGAAATGCTTAAGGAAAACCATGAAGAGCTTCAAAAAGAAGCTCCTATCGGCGCTGATTTTGAAGAGTATTTGATGAACTACAACAACGCAATTAAAGGAGGCAAACTGTGACTTCCACTCCCAAAGATAGGCTTTCAGACGCTATTTTTGAATACTTTGAGAATGACAATGGCGACCAGCTCATTAAAGATCTCGCGGAATTGTTGGCGGAAGATCGGGATCATCATCTTAGGAAATTTCGCGCTCTTGCACATGCCTACGAACGGCTCTTTGGCCAGTCATTCTGAACCTTTTGATTATGACCATGATAAGCGAAGCGTTATGCAGCTTGCCACTGCAAAGCTTGAGCGCAGGCTCCAGTATTGGAAAGAAAAAGAACAGGAGGAAATCCTGAAACGCTACCGCCTTATCACTTCTATTTAGCCAACAAGCATTTCCCATGTCTTTTCTTTTGGCTCGAATTACAGACGAAGCCGATCTTCCAGATGATTACTATGATTTTGTTTCACAGTTTACATACTGGCAAGGAAGCCATGCTTCTTAGATTGACACGGAATCATTAATGATTTTGCTATGGCAAATGCATGAACGCATTAAACAACTTGAGGAAAACAATGACTGAAGAACAAATTGATGCTTTGCGTCGTTTAATCGAACAAGAAATTAGAGCTGCACAGATTGACGGCATGGAACATAGCGCATGGGGATGGGCCTACAAAATGCTAGAAGAAGAATGGCAAGATTTTAAAGATAGTTTTAAATCCATCTAAGTACTACACACTTTTCTACCTTATGACTAACAACATTTACCCTCCCGATCACCTTCTCAGAAAATGGGAAGAACTCATCATTGACGAAGAACAAAACGTCGATGTTGTTTTGTACGAAGCTTTCCAGGCTGGTGCTGATCAGGAGCTGGAGGCGTGCTGCGAGTGGCTCTTCAGTAGCCTGCCTGGTTACGACAAACACTACGCGGATTATCTCCGCGCCGCCCGACGCCCTAAGCCGCCGAGCTTGAAGGAGCTGAACCTGAAGCACTTGGAGGTCATGGAGCGCGATGGCCATTACCTACCTGAGATCATCGCGGATCTTCGTCGAGCTATTGAATCCCTGCCCTCTTAGTCAACATCACTAACCACTTTCATGGAAAAGCTTACAACTGAACAAGCCGTTGTAATTTCGGCGTACACGGGGATTCTGATTTGCGAATTCTCTGATTTACACAAGGCAGTTGAAGACAAGCTCGGCAGGTCCGTATGGACGCACGATTTCGCAGATAAGACCACAACGGAACAAATCAAGGAAGCGTTCAAAGACGACTTTCTTTCACTAGCTCCAAGCGCGTAGACCACCTCACTAACCACTATGACCGACTACAAACAACTGTGTGCTGAGCTGCTTGCAGCACTAGAAGAGGAGGCTTCTAACTGGAACCTTGACCCAGAGTGTCATCCTTTAGTTGTCCGTGCCCGCGCCGCCCTGGCTGAGCCCGAGCCGAAGGGGCCGACGGATGAGGAGCTAAAGCAGTGGCAAAGAGACTGTGCTAGCAAAACCACATTGGGAGATGCTACTCATTACTGGGCGCTTGGAGTTCCAACTGACTTAGCAAACGATCTTGTCCGTGCTGCTTTGGCCCGCTGGGGCAACCATCCGGGATCTCCAGATAGTTTGGCTCAACTCGATACCGGAGAACTGGATCATCGGTTCGAGGTTTGGTGGTACAACGAAGGATCCGGGAGGCGGCCCTGTGCCAATGAGGATCAAGAAGAATTCGTGCATCGGGCCACTCGGATCGCATGGCATAACGGCGCATACTGCGCCCTCTGGGGCAACCGTCAAGGAATCCTTGACAGCTCAACACCTCAACCCTCCTAACCCACCTCGCTAACCACCGTGACTGACTACAAGCAACTGTGCGCTGAGCTGCTAAAAGGTTATGAAATTCTTCAAGGAAACTGGCAACCACCGTTACCGCCGCCCCAAGCCGCCAAGCTTGAAGGAGCAGGCGCTACAAGCGTTGGACCTTTTGAAAGTGGATGCATCTACTCACGGTCTTGGCTTCGACTCATCTGCCATTCGCCGCGCTCTTGAATCCCTGCCCGATTAGTTAACATCACTTGTGACCATGAATGAGTACTCTGAATTTGCGTGCCAAGTAATTAGTCCTCCTAAACCTAAAGGGTTTTGGGTGATTGGAAAGAGCCACTGGGGCCAGACCCAGTTTGCTGTGTATGTTAAACCAAACCGACTGCATCAACTTATGACCAAAATTCTTCTCGGATGGGATTGGCTTGACAATGACTAAACCTTCAGAAGCTACTTGGGCTGTGATTGCTGCGTATGGCGACGCGCCTTTCAGTGGCAGACCAGCTATAGCTGCCGCCCTTCGCGCTGCTGCTGAGAATTTCCTTGTGGATTGGGACGCTATTCAGTGTTGCGACTTCCTTCTTGACATGGCCGATGAGCTTGAGGCTCAGTAGCTAGATCCTTTTGGTTCTTGTCAAATTATCAGGATTTCCAATAAACGCCATTTATCAAGAATCCTGCTAAAGCCCCTTAAGGGGCTTTTTCTTTGCCCAAGAACGATCACCAGGAAGAGGTTCCATCCCTACGTCCCAAGTGTCATATGTATCTTCGTTGCGCGGATCATAAACTTCCCCGCTTGCCATCCATCGCTTCAGTCTTTCCCTTTCCTGCTCTGCAGAAAGCTTCATGACAATCTCCCGGCTCTTTAAGCATAGACACAAGAAAAGGGGCCTTACAGCCCCTTCTCTTCACACCCTCCGATTTCGATTTTTCCCTGAAGACACGAGGGAGATGACGCGCCTCGCAGGAGACCATGCATAACTCCTTGGCTAAGCCATACGGCTTTGCCCGCATCATCATCGACGCCCACCCTCACGGCTCGCCCGAAGACGAGAGCAGCAATTAAGCCGCCAGGACCGAGTGCTCAAGAATCATAACACGCTTTGTCCGCTCGGCACTAACTGCTCGTTTCATGGCACAATGGGCATTGCCTTGTCGGAGACGACATGGTCCTCGCTAGTTCTTTCGTACTAATTGATGAAACGTCTTTTCCTTTCCCTTCTGCTGCTTTGCCCCTTACAAGCGCAAGCAGCTCTTGAATGTGGCTATGCCTCGCACTACGGCATCTCAGACGGCTACCACGGCCAGCGCACTGCAAGCGGCTCCACGTTCGATGCCTATTCCCTTACTGCTGCCCATCCCTGGCTTCCATTCGGCACGCGATTGCGTGTGAAGAACCGTAACAATGGAAAGTCAGTGACAGTGACAGTCGTTGATCGCGGCCCATACTACGGAGGCCGAATCTTGGACCTGTCCTACGGCAGCTTTGCTCGCATCGCTTCCCCTTCTCAAGGGGAAGCTTCCATCTGCATCTCAAGACTATGAAAGACGCAGCTTCATTCTCGCTGGTAAGCCTAGTCATTGGACTTGGCGCATTTGCCATTGTCGCCTCCCCTAACGTCATGGCCAATAAGGAGGGCCTTGAAAAATGCCTGCAGCTCCACCCCGAACGCTATTGTCGCATTGCCAACGGCTTCCCCGTGGCAAAGCTTGACAGCCAGGCCAAATAGGCCTATTCTCTCCCCTGAAAGGCCCGCAAGGGCCTTTCCCTAGTTCCTTCGCTGGCGACAGCTCCTCATGGACAAAACCAACAAGATCAAACAGTTTATTTTCAATGCTGGGCACAGCATTGTAAGCGTTGAGTTCATCAAGGCTGATGGCTCTGTACGCAAGCTTCAATTCAATCCTTGGGACACCAAGGAAATCAAAGGCACGGGCACGGCAGCAAAGAAACCCAGTATTGTGCGTTGTCGTGATTTCTCCATTGCTCGCAAGGACGGAGAAGGTGCTTGGCGTTCGTTTGATTGTGAGCGTGTGGTGAGCATCAAAGCCAACGGTCAAACCCTCGTTTTCTGAACCATGCCCCTCACAAAAACGCAACAAGCCATCGCAAAAATGGTTTCTGACAATGCAAAGCACAAATGGAAAGATTACAGCGCCGATGATCGTTCTTTTGCCCGCAACTTTATTCTTTCCCGCGCTAATCAGCCCGCTCATAAAAACAAGAAAGACTTGCTAATTACGCTTGCGAATGCTTTGCAAGATGAAGTGTGGAAAGTGCTTTGACCATGGAAAAGAAACTGTACGTAGTAGAAGTTAATTATCAAGCCTATGTCTGGGCGGAAGATGACTGTGAAGCTGAAGATTTTGCAAATGAAATAGTAGCTACTGAGCGGCCTTCTATTTGGTCGGAAGAAGTGAAAGAGGGGAAGAATCCATTGTCCTGGGAGTCGGACTGCTTGGTTTACACTGATGGCCCAGAAATTAAAATTGGGCGAATACTTGCAGGTAATGTTTAATGGGCACGAAAGATAACAGGCGAGCAGTGTTTGCTTTGGCCGCAAAATATGGCTTTGTTCTTCAACGCGAAAAGAAGCATTATGTTTTTAAGCATCCCTCAGGCAGAATATTTTGCACAAGCAAAAGCACTTTAGACAAGCGTTTCCTAAGAAACGTTGAAAGCTTTATCAAGCGTTCCCTTTCCTCCTGATTCTTCCCAAAACCATGCTTTCCCTCCTTCTCGCAACTGCACTGCCCGAACTGCCTCCCGTGCAACAACAGGCTCCCTCCAGAGAGGAGGCGCTTCTTGAGCGCATCATCAAAGAAGGGCAAACTGCCACTGAACGCAAGTTCGGCGATTGTCACTACGCATGGGGCTCTTGGAAGCTTTCTTCTGATGGCGTCAGGACTACCACTCGCCAATGCAAAGACGAAAGCGCTCAAACGCCTGTGCCCATTGCAGTGAGCTGCCCTCTGCTCAAAGTGAACGTGCTTCAAGACAAGCAATGGCAGGGCTGGCGTAGTCCCGTGGCGAAAAGCGCCAAACCAGGCGAAGCCAATATGGTTGCCGCTCTCTGCGCTAACGTCACTAACTGAGCTTTGTAACGAAAAGCTACAGGCCTCGGAAACGGGGCCTTTTTCTTGTATTGTTCTTAAGAACAACAGCGGCGACGCTTTTCCTCATGGCGATCATCCCCACCATCCATCTCAATGGCACCGGCTTCACCACACTGCGTGATGAATACGCTGCTGCTTACGATGCCATTGACAAAGCTATTGATGCGCTTGCTGCTGCCACGCTTAATGGCAGAGACTATTATCCGCAGCCCGATGGCGCGTTCTACAAGGCTCGTGATGAACGCCAAGCAGCTCTTGAGAAGCTGCGCGAAGCTCATCAATATGCAGGTGAAATGCTCGCTGGTATTTGCGACCAGCAACGATGAAGAGCTGGGCTAGGCTTCACGAGGCCTAGCCCTCACAGCGTGCTCCATCGCTGGTAACGCCCCACAAAGAAATTGTTGGGAGCATTCATCTTATCATGCCTTTTCCCATCGGGACTCTCGTCGATCTCTACGATTCAGGCTTCCAACAATGGAGAGGCGAATACACCGTCGTGAAAATTACGGAAACCGGCCTGCATAAGATCAAGAACACTAAAACCAATAGCCAGCAGTTTGTGAAGGAAACTGCTCTTCGCATGGGCCGGCTCCGGCCCTTTCGCATTGAGAGCCTTTATGACGGTTTGTAACAGGTCTCAATAGAGGCCCCTCTGTGCTGTATTGTTCTTCTCACAGGCGGCGACGCCTCCTTTGCTTTCTTTCCATGGTCTCCTATTCCATCCTCTGCACCAACTCCCGCAATGGCGGCCAGTGCGAGCTTCTCATTGATGCAGCTTCTCCCGAGCAGGCTCAGCAGCATGTTGTAGATTCCCGCCCTTCCTACATCATTAAAACTATTGAGCCTGTAGAGCGTAAGTTCATCTGCTATGGCTTCTGTCGCAGAAATCAGCGCAATGACGCTCTTTCATACATCACCTTTTCTGTTGAACAGGCACGTTCCATTTGCCAGCAGCTCCACCCTGACTTCGCCATTGATCGCGTTGAGCTTGTGTGAAGCTTTGTGACAACGGGGCCGATTACGGCCCCTTCCAAATTATTGTTCTCTTGTTCGCAACCAAACCATGCACCGCCCCTACGAAGGTCACCGCGAAGATCCTTATCTTGCCAAGCTTGAGGCTGATCGCCAAGCACAACACAGTGGCTATGGCGTGCAGCAATATCTTTGTGCCGATGGTTCCCAAAAGTGGGAAGCATACGGCTGGGAACGCATTACAGAGCTTTCCATTCACACCACTTCCTACGGCATCTTTGACCACAAGTGGGAAGCTGAACAGTATTTCAACAATTGTATTTACGGCTGATTATGAATAATTCTCAGAAAGCACTTTCTATTAATCAGCGCAATGTCTACTTGCATTATTTAGCCCATAAGAAAAAGCATGGCAATGTGCCATGCAAAGCTCCAAAATGTCCCTTGCAAGGAAACAGGCTTGTTGAACACATAAAAGCAATGGAAAAACTAGAAGAGCGAGGGTTTTTCCGTATCGTTCGCCATTCTGACGACTATCTTTCTTGGACCATCGTTGACAACCACCAATGATCACTACCATCCGCACCTATCAAGACAACGGCCCGTATTTTTCCGCCACAAGAGGCAGCTATCAAGCTGCCTCGCTTCAGCAGCTCATTTTCCACGTGAGACAAGCAATGGAAGATCATGAGGACACCATTGGTATTTATGCGCCTGATGGCTCCTGCAGGGGCATCTGGCAACGCGAGCTAGAAGGGTATGTGGACAGCGCTGGTGATGCCATCGTGGACCACGAAGGCTATGAGCTGCTTCGCCCTTCCACCAAGGAACAATGGATGTGGAAGCGCCTCTAGGAGCTTTTGGCATGATCCTCATTGACTTCTTCACCGCCGAATGCTGCAAAGGCACGGAACTCATTGAAGGCTGGTATTACTACAGCGACAGTGACGAGCAGCTTGTTGGTGGGCCGTTTGAAAGCGAAGAGGCGGCCGTCAAGGCCGCTTCGATGGCGATGGCTGGTAAAGCATGGTATGCTTAAGGAGACTCGCTGGTTCGCGGTAATGGGACTCGCTGAAACGCGGTATTAGGGACTGGCGAGAATGCGGTAATATAGGAGCGCTAAAATAGGCCGTTTTTCTAGTACAAATGTACTACTGTTATTAATACGAAATCGTATCAAGATTGATCACGATACGGATCATTATCAGGGCTGATTCTTGATACTGATCGTTATCAAGCCCCAATTCTTGATACGTATTAATAGCGCCGTCTGATCATGATCGTGATCATTAGCGCAATCTGCCATCAATCCCGATCGGGCGATCTGCTGATCACAATACGTATCATTATCGGCCGTTGATAGCGTTACGTATCATTATCGACGCTCGCTTAGCGTCCTATGCTTTTATGCGTCATGACGCATAGGCGCATACGTTACGAAATATTTCATTTCGCCGGGATCGGCTAGTGACGCCTGCCCTAGTTCCTATTGTCTCTATCAGGCGGACCCGCCCGCCGTTCCATCGCTTCTATCAACCATGCTCGCAACAATCAACCGGCCGTCATTCCCGCCCATTGATGATGCTGCCGCCCTTATCTCTCGGATTGATTGGGCTGCCATCGCCCAGAGATGCTTAGCGGCTGCCCTAGTTGTGGCTGCCGTCGTCCATGCCCTTGCTCTCAGGCTATGGGCTCACCGCGGCCGCCTTGCTCCTATGCTCCGCCGTCTTGCCGCTGCCCTCACCGCCCTAGCGGATCGTCTGCCCGAGCCTCTCACTGCCGCTAGCCCTAGGGCTGCCCTAGTGGCTGCCCTCGCTGATGCTGGCCAGGATCCCGCCGCCCTTGCTAAAACCTCCCGCCCTGCCCTCGTCACCAAGGCGCGACGCCTTGTTCTGATCAACTAGCCCGCCTAGGGCGGCATCAGCCGCCCTTCCTACATCCTGCCGATCATGCCCGATACGTTCCGCAATCCTGCCGTTCCGCCTTTATCCGCTGATCAGCTCCGCCTAGCTGGAATTGATCCTGATGCCCTCTTCTGGTCGCCTACGTTCCGCTGCTGGCGATTCTGCGGCGAACTAGCCGTAAGGTTCCCTCTCAGTTCCACCGGCCAGATCCTCACAACCCTTGACTTAGTTCCCAACCCTGACGCCTGATCATGCTGCCCGCCTATTACCGTGCCTTGCTTTTGGATCGCGCAGAAGAACTAGGACTAGCCCAATCCGGGCTACCAGTCTTGCTAGAAGAACTGGCGCGATGGCTGCCCACAACAACAATTGAACAGTTTCTAGAGGATCTGACCGACCTGGCCGATTGTTAAGAGAAATAACAATACCAAGGCGAGCCGCTAGCCCGCCCTCTCATCTCGCCTAGTGTGCCCTCAGGCCAGCGATGGCCGTTCCCTCTAGCCCTTCCAACCATGCTCCGCTTCATTCCTGCCGCTGCCCTTCTGGCCACTGCTGCCGGCTGTGCCCTCGTTTGCGGCTCCTCTGGGCGCATGATCCTGCGCAGCCCTTCCGCTGCAGCCGCTGCCCCATACGCTGCCCCGTTCCTGCTGTTTGCTACTGGCGCGGCCGGTGGCGTAGCCCTAAGCGCCGCTGCCCTGTGCGATGCCGCTAGCCGCCCCGTCCGTTCCCGTCGTTCCGCCTGATCATGTTCGAAATCTATTGCACCATCACTGATGAACTAGGCAGCCGTTCGGCACCTACTGGGCGGGCATCCTTCCTAGAAGCTTGTGCCCATGATATAGCCGCTGAACTAGCCCGTTCATACGCTGCAGACCCTAGCTGTAGCTTCCACGTGGAATACGTGCCTGCTGCTGATGCCTGGCACGCTGCCTGATCAATTAGCCCAAGGGCGGCATCAGCCGCCCTTCCTAGCCCTCTCGCCCTCTAATCATGCTGATCAACCACGGCAACATCTTGGCAGTATTTTTCGCCGCCTCTCACGATGAGACAATCAAAGGTGCCCGCTGGTACCCTGATGCCCTCTCATTCTGCTGTTCAGTAGCTAACTCTACGGGCCTGCCAATTAGCACCGTTGCTGGCGTTACTGCTGCCCTTAGTCCCCAAAATAAGTGGGAGAAAAACATGCGCGACGCTGACGCGCTATGCCGCGCATTCTCAGCAGGAACTATCAACGATGCTACAGCCTTAAAAGTGTCGACATTTCACAAAAACAAAAACAAAGCGTTGCAAATACTGACCGGCGCTCAGCCGCTAGACGTGCTAGGCGGGCTAAAAGTGAGGGCCTTCTATGGTTGCCTCATGGGCGATGATGCCGTTTGCATCGATGGGCACGCCTACGCCATATGGCTAGGCCAGTATATCCCCACTACAAAAACCCCTTCCATTAGCCCCAAACTCTATCAATCAATTAGCGACGCCTACAGGCAAGCTGCCGTTACGATCAACGGCGTTACTGGCGATAATTACACTGCCGCGCAAATCCAGGCTATCACCTGGACTGTATGGCAGCGTATCCGCCGTGAAGTGGAGGCCTGATCATGCTGCCCCTACAACCCTCGCTTGCTGATGATCGCGAACAAGACCGCCTAGATTTTCTAGCCGCCAATGATCTGCCCGATGATCATCAGCCCGACCCAGAAGACCTAGGCCCGTGGTGGCTGATTGATTAAACAATGCCCCTAATTCGCCTATCCTCTAGCCGTCTTCTGTGGCTATCACGCTCAGCCCCTAGTCTCATCCCCTTAGGCTATTCTTCCTATGGTTCCTGGCATCGCGCATCAGGCTACCTAGCGGAGCGCTCACTACGCTTGCCCTTCTTATGGCTGCTGATCCTCCGTCACGTGCCCACACAACGCCGCCTAGCTCAGTTACGTATCCCCCTGCCATAGCCCGCCCTTCCTAGCCCTTCTAGCCCGCCCTGCAGCCCTCTAGGTTGCAGGGCCTTTCTATGCTCACTCACCCTGATGCCCGCTAGATTCTCTCGTGATATAGGGATAAATGCACTATGCGCATAGCCGCATAATATAAAGAAATAAAAAAGGCCCGCTAATTTGCGGGCCTAAATGTATCTAACTGTTATTCTCTACGATATACTCAAGATCCATACAAGAGGAGACTAACAAATCAACCGCGGGGTTATCTATAAGATTCTCCCATTGTTCTTCCGTTAGTTCTTCTCTCATATTGACAAGGGCTTTTGTTACCTCTTGGGCCGCATAAGTTAGTTGTACTAACTGTTCGAGAGAATCAGTGAAACTGGACATAATTAGATTTTCGAGGTCCGATACGGGATCGCTCCCGTGCTACTAATATAGACGAAAATCTGCCAAATTTCCGAAAATGTAACATTTCGTAATATAAGCTTTACTAATAGTACAAACGTACTACTATGCGG